ATGATTCCCTTTGTTTATATTCTTTAGGGATTACTACGTTTAAGGACTTAACTGCCTTATGATGTTGCTGTCTTATGGTACACATTGTACCATACGTGCTTACAACGTCAAGCCTAAATATATGCATATGGTATATTATAAATCGCTTTTAATAATGAAACGTACAATAAAATTTACATTAATACAATTAATTAGTTGACAAGTAAGTATGAATATATTTGATGATTGCTATGACAGATAAAGGAGATGTTAGCCAGACCGAGAAGGAGAAGGCGGCTTTGCTGAGTGAAATCCAGCAGAGTATCCACGAGGTAAGTAATGAGAAGCGTGGACTAAAGGTTAAGTCCTTAAGTGTATATGACCCAGAGAAGACTGCTAAGTTGCTGTACCTGTATAGTACTGGGAGTAGCCAGACTCGACTAGTGCGGCACTACGGCTTTGATAGGGACACTGTGATTAGTGTCCTTGCGGATTACGCTGACCATATGGGGACCTTCAAGGAGTTAAGTGGCAGAATAGCTGCAAAGAACTATTTGAACCTAAGTTCTCTCGAGGAGGATTTAATTGAGAAGGTACGTGATCGCTTGGAGAATGACCCCGAAATGGAGGTAGGTTTCAAGGATCTCAAGGAGCTATCAATAGCTAAATCAAATGCCTCAAGGGAGGCTATGACGGCTAGAGGTGAGGCTACGCAGATTACAGAGGATCGGAAGGTCTACACCCAGGATGACTACGAGGCTACTATAGCGGCTGCCCGTGATCGTATTAAGAAAGCAAAGGAAGCGGAGGTAATAGATGTTCATAGTAAATGAGGAGAATGAGGAACTGTACGGCAGGATCCGTGCGCAGCTAGGTGAGCACTTCACGAACTTTATGTTCATCGTAATGGATGACTCAGGTGATGTTTACTACGATTACACAAATCGACCAGTAGGAAAGATGCTGGCGAATGAGATGCTTCAGGAGTGCAATAACCCAATTGACGACGATGACTGGATCTGGGACTTCGAGGATGATGACATCTCGGAGGATGATAGCTTGTGGGAGGATTGATATGATGGAGAAACACAGAACTAGAATAATACTAGAGGAGCAATCAGAGACGAGAACCTTTGAGTTCGATTACAGTCCTTCTACTACGGAGCTTGTACAGGAGATGTATCTTCTTTGCTTGGCTGGTGGTCACGACAAGGACAATGTGGCTGGTGCTATGTACGAACTAGGAGAAGAACTAACGAGAGATTACGACAATGGGTAAAGGATGCGCACCCCAAAAGGGACACAACGCTGAGAAGCAGCGTAAGAACTACGACGAGATTGACTGGAGCAAGAAGCCAGCTAAGCCTAGTAAACCTAGTAAGTCCAAGTAATGCTAATAGAATCCCTGCAGGCTAGTATTTTCTTTATTCTTATATTTGCGAGCATCTATATGTTTGTTGATTTATATATGTAATGCCGATTACTTTTACAGAGCACCCTATAGTGCGGCCTCCTACAGACGAGGAGATAGTCCTTCTTGGCGAGGCTGACCCTAAGTTACTTGAGGAACTCCACAAGGCGCACGAGGGACGCATACAGGCGGCTACAGAGGATCCCATCCGCCACGGGTTCGACCTTCCGGGCTGGGAGCGTATGACGGATTCATTCAAGGATTATAATGAGGTACTAGCCCTAGGTGGCAATCGCTGTCTAGCGGCTGAGCAAGAAATCTTTGACCCCGTTGCACAAAAAAGCCGCCGTGTCGATGAGATTGACGGCGACTTTAATGTAATAGCCTATGATGAGATCAACGATCGATTTCTTGAATCAAAAGCTCTGGCCCCATTTCGTAAGCCTGCTCGAGACTTATACTGCTATCAATTAAGCGACGGCGAAGAGATTCACTGCTCCAGCACTCACAGGGTTCTTTCTTTTGGTTCATACCATCCGATAGCTGACGTAACATTTCTTGACGTTCCAAAGCCGCCTGATGCTTCCTTGAAGCTGCTTCCTTCATCCGCAAGTACCCTCCTGGTGTCCACTGTGGACATTTACCTTTCAGAGTTACGCGAAGGTGTTCAGCATTGTTTTGGAATAGCTCAAGATTCTCAATGGCGTTGTTCTGTTTATTTCCGTCAATGTGATGGACTACCTCCTGTCTTGTTAGAGGACGACCTAGACTCTTTGACACCACTAGACGATGCTCTAAAACGTATGGAGTACGCTTTCTCCGCATTGGAGAATCAGGAGAATAAACCTCAATGTATCCGTCTTTATTTAGTATTCGACCTCCCTTCCATTCAGGGTGACCCTCTCCAGATCGAGGACCAGTCCTCTGACACTTTATCTGATGCTTCTTGCAAACCTTGTAAATCAGCTTCGCAGTTACACGAGGGTCAAGAGTCACTTGAAGTGTATCAGCAATCCATTGTTGAGTTTTCCCTTGGGATTCAATCCAGTCTCGTATCTGGTCCACAGGGTATTCGATGCTATTGTATTTTGGCATATAGTTGTTATGGTGATAATAGATCATATTATAGCATACGGGTAAGCAACTATTTCCTCCGAAGGGATACCGTGTGGGATTTTACGGTTCCAACTTACCATAATTACTTAATTGGCAATGTAGTAAATCATAATTCCGGCAAAACAACGGGCTGTGCGAAGCGCATAATGGAGGCTGTCAGTTCTAACAATGACGGTCACATTGTTTGTTTTTCTCAGAATGCGGATACCTCTATTAAGGTACAGCAGCCAGCCATCTGGGAGATGATGCCCAAGGAGTTCAAGAAGAAGACCAAGAGCATTGATGGTTATATCAATTATTCTATGCAAAATGGTTTCACGGGTAGTTCCTTTGTGTTCCCTGATACAAGGACACGTGTGGACTTCAAGACCTATACGCAGTACAGCAATAATGCTACTATCCTTGAGGGTTTCGAGTTCGGGTTCCGCAAGGAGAACATCAAGGCTGGGGATGCGTCCAACATAGGAGCCTGGCTGGATGAGTACCTAGGTGATGCTTCGCTGGTTAATACCCTACGTTTCCGCCTAGCTACACGGGACTCAAAGATGGTGATTGGTTTCACCCCAATTGACGGGTACACGCCATTCATCTCGGACTACTTAAAGGGAGCCGAGACACTGGAGACTCGACCTGCTGCTTTGCTTAATGGCAAGGAGTTACCTATCAAGCAGTACAGTCCTAGCCGTGATGCGGCTGTGATCTACCTGCACTCGGACGAGAACCCCTTTGGTGGCTATGAGCGAATCGCAAAGGACCTAGCTGGTCGCCCTGATGATGAGATCAAGGTTCGTGCCTATGGTTTACCTGTTAAGTCCGCTAATGCTTTATTACCATTCTTCAATACTGAGGTAAACGTACTATCAGAGGAGCCAAACAAGTACGAGATGACGTTCCCCGATATTTCGGATAAGTCACAGTTCACCTGCTATCAGGTAGTTGACCCCGCTGGCGCAAGGAACTACACCTGCATCTGGGCTGGTGTAAACGAACAGGGTGAAGTATACATTCGCAGGGAGTGGCCTGACCGGGATACGTACGGCGAGTGGGCTATGTTCGGGGATCCTAAGTGGAAGTACGGACCAGCAGCCAAGAAGATCGGGTTAAATGTCGAGGGGTACTGCGAGTTATTCAAGGAGATCGAGGATGACCTACAGATAGAAGTAACCGAGAGGATTGGGGACTCCCGTTTCTTTGCTAGGGAGAATGAGAACAATGATGACCTATTTACTTCGTTCTATGATTACGGTCTAAGCTTTATACCATCGGACGGTAAGATGGAGGAACAAGGGATTACTGCCCTTGATGATTGGTTTAACTATAACCCCAACGTAGGGGTAGACGAAGCCAATCGCCCTCTATGCTATATTCACAAGGACTGCGGTAACCTTATCGACAGCCTTATTAACTACAACTCAGCGGGGAAAAGTGACGAGCCACTGAAGGATTTCTTTGACGTTATTCGATATTTGAGAATGTCGAACGGCGGCGAAGGGCCTGATTTCTTTTCATCCAATGAAATGCAAACTACCAACAGAGGTAAAGGAGGATACTAATGCCTAAGAAGAAACTAATACAAATCGCAGAAGAACAAGAGGTTGAGTTCGAGGAAGCTATGCGCATTGCGCTTGAGAAGCTACCAGAGGGTTCGCTGACTGGTCGAGGTAAGAACACCTGGGTAACCGAGGAAGGTACTGAGATACTAGAGAGTTCCTTTATGATTGAGGAAATCATACCTAAGCACTTCAAAGGCAAGGTTCTTAAAGAATGCCCGAACCCACGGTACAACTACGTGTACAGTAAGGAGATTGGTAAACGTGTACCGGTACTGGTCCCAAGCCGATACAAGGGTCGTATGATCGGCAAGGTCATTACCTTTGAGGCAATTGAGGACAAGGGAGGTGTCAGCTACCGCTATGCAAAATGAATACATTGTGAGTGAACCCACTGAAGACATTACTACTGACCGCAACTGGTGCAAGGAGCAGTCCGATAGATTAGCTAGCTGGGAGATACTTCGGAGGCACGTGTTACACGAATCCGGAGTCCAGATGACTAATGCTGACCTATGTGATACAATAGGCGTATCATCGACTTATACGATTCGATTATTAAAATCCATACAAAAACGCCTACACTCGCAAGATGCTGAATGATTCAATTTCTGACTCCTTGACATATGTCCAGGATGAACCCGACATTAAGACCCTACGTTACGCTTACGACCAGACGGTAACGGAACTGGAGTCCTACTTTGATCTCTGCCGTACTAGCTACGATGACCGTCGTAACTGGTGGCCAGGCAAGAGCCGCGATCACCGCAAGCACGGAGCTGACGCCTTCCCTTGGGAGGGATCATCCGATATGGAGTGCCACGTCATTGACGAGCGTATTACTCGACTGGTATCTTTATTTATGGCATCGCTGAATCGGGCTAATGTTCGAGCATTTCCTGTCGAGAGCGGTGATATTGGACGCAGCCGAATAGTATCTGGGTTCCTTAAATGGATGGTCAGTTCTGGATATATTCCACGATTTTACCGAGAAATGGAACTCGGTGCTAACTATTTGCTTGAGCGAGGACTACTGATCACGTATGTCGGGTGGCAGCGTGAGGATCGACGGTTCCTGCAGGAACTTGACCTTAATCAGATTGCACAAGTCAGTCCTGAGGTAGCAGTAGCTATTCAAGACGGGAACGACGACGAAGAACTAATCGCCTTGCTACAAGCTACTTTTGAAGGAACAACCAAGAAGCGAGCCAAGAAAGCAATCAAGGAACTGCGCAAAAATGGTGTAGCTGAGTTGCCAATCGTACGCCGACAGGTCAACGCTCCAGAAGTGAAGACACTAGCCCCTGACGGGGACTTCTTTTTTCCTCCGTATGTAACTGACCCACAGCGTTCACCTTACTGCTTCTGGCGCACTTACTACACTCCACAGGAACTAGAAAACAAGGTAATCACAGAT